CCCCGGATGGCCCTACCGGAACGTAAGCGAATTACCCGCAAAACACATGAGGATAGTCAAATGAGCACACAAGCGAAGCCCACCATGCCCCTGATCCGCGAGCGCATGCTCGAGATCACCGCCGAGATGTCCAAGCTGACGCGCGAGCTGTCGAAGCTGGCGCGAAACACGAAGCGCCGCTCCCCCGTCCGCGTCGCACCCAGAGGCAAGACCGTCCGCGTCACGAAGGCCATGGCCTACCGCATCAAGGTCTACGCCCGCGACAACCCGCTCATGCACTTGCGCGTCATCGGCCAAGTCTTCGGCGTCGACGCCGGTCGCGTCAGCGAGATCTTGAGCGGCTTCCGCAACGGCAAGTCATGAGCAAGGGCTCCGACATGCTGCTGGATGCGGCGCGCACCATCGCCGAGAGGGGGCGCGTCTACGGAGACGCCGCCGCCAACATGGCGACGACGGCGCGGCTCTGGTCGCTCGTGCTGGGCGTCGACGTGACGGGGGCGCAAGTCGCGCTCTGCCTTGTGCAGTTGAAAGTCGCACGTCTGCTGGTGACGCCGGGCCACTCGGACTCAGCCGTTGATATAGCGGGCTACGCGGCCGTTTTGCACGAATGCCAGAAGGATGTTTAACGCGGGCGGTCTGACATCGCAGCAGAGGCGCATTATGGACTTCCTGAGCACGTTCATCGAGACGAAGGGGTTCTCGCCATCATACGCCGAGGTGCTCGGCGCCTTGGACTACAGGTCCAAGGCCTCCGTCTCCCGGCACCTGCGCACCCTGCGCGAAAGGGGATACATAGATTTTGCGACCGGCAAGGCGCGCACGATCGTCGTGCTGTTTTCGTTAGCAGGCACTCCGAATTGGGAGAGCATCGCCCGCGCGCTCTACCTGCAGAACATGGACATGCGCGGGCATCTCAAGGATTTGGGTTGGGACGTGGACGTGAAGGCCATGATCTTGCCAGACATCAAGAAGGGAAAACGCCGTGGACATGGTTAGTCAAGTCGCAGTGTGTATCTACAGTCACGCTACGGGCAAAGACGGCTGGGACATGCCCAGTGACCAGCGTGACCGCTTTTATAAGGTCGCCCGCGTTGCGATCGCCGCCATGCGCGGCTGCACCCCGGCAATGCTAGACGCCGGATCGGCCGCGCACCCGGTGGGTGGATACGTTCGCGGGACGTTGCTGACAGATATCATAGAGGCGGAGTGGGTGGCGATGGTGGACGCCGCGCTGAAACCATCTGTAGAACTATAAAGGAAACGGATTATGGAAATCACGCAAACAATCGCGCTAGTGGTAGGCGTCGCACTGGCGATCACAGTTACTAACGTGGCCCTAGATTTATACCAGCACCGCAAGTCGGTCACTAGAGATACGCCAGTAGCACCAGATGCTGTGGCTACTGATACGCCAGTTGCTAAGAACAAGGGCGGCAGGCCCAAGGGCAGCAAGAACGCGCCCAAGACAAATAGAGTTGCCCGCAAACGCGCGTAGACATCCACTCTGCAAACAAGCACTTGCATACCCCACTCGGCGCGGCCTATGGTCCGCGCCGGGCACACCTACCACGGAGCAAATTCATCATGACGACTGGTATTGACCGCGCCATCGAGGCAGCAGGCGGGGCGACTGCTCTGGCCAAGCTGCTGAAAGTCTCGCATCAGGTTGTGTACCACTGGCAGAAGCGCGGCTGGGTGCCGGTTGACCGTGCACTGCAGATCGAGGCGCGTCTCAAAATACCGCGCACAAAACTGGTGAACGCAAAGCTCGCAAAACTATTTACGCATTAATCGGGGCAGGCCACGGGACATGGCAGACGGGGAGGGACCAGTGCCTACTAACGTGAGCGTGATCACGCCGCAGAACCGCGACCTAGTCGCGCCGAGCGAGCTGCGAGATCTGCAGGGCTGGCTGATCTGGCGCTACGAGACGCAGCCGGGCACCGACAAGCAGCTCAAAGTCCCCTACTACGCCGACGGCGGACGCAGGTACGGGCGCCAAGGCGGCCCGGACGATCGCTCCAAGCTGGTGACGTTCGTCGCAGCTCGAGACGCCGCCGTGCGCAAAGGGTTCACCGGCGTCGGCCTCGCCATGCTTCCCGAGTTTGGCGTCACCGCGCTGGACTTCGACAAGTGCGTCGTCAACGGGCGCCTGCCGCCCGAGGTGCTGGCGATCGTCGGCCGCACTTACGCCGAGTGGTCGCCGAGCGGTCAAGGCGTCAGGGCCTTCGTGAAGGGCAATCTGGGCAACCACAAGAGCTTCGCCGACGAGACCCGCTTCGGCTTCGAGACCTTCAGCAGCACCGGCTTCGTCACCTTCACCGGCAACGTCCTCGCCGGGATTGAGCTGTGCGGTCTCGAGGACACGATCGCCGACGCCGACGACAACACGCGCGCACTGTGCGAAGCCCGCTTCGGCCGCAGCACGCCGACGCCGGTCGCCGATCCCGACGACCCCTTCGCCGGGCTCGAGCCCGCAGTCGGCCTGAGCGTCGAGCAGATGCAGACCCTACTGGCCGGGCTCGATCCTGATATGGGCCGCGACGAGTGGATACGGGTCGGCATGGCCCTGCACCACGAGACAGAGGGCGACGACAGCGGCTTTGATCTCTGGAACGACTGGTCCGAGAACGGCGGCAAGTACCCCTCGGAGGAGGGCCTGCGGGCTCAGTGGGAGAGCTTCGCCCGGCGCAGCGGCAGGCGCCCGGTGACCATGGCCAGCGTGTTGAAGATGGCCAAGGACGCGGGACTGCCCCTGCCGCGCCCTACGCTGGCGGCCACGGCCGAAGACCTCAAGGCGGTGGCCGCCGATACCGCTGAACAAATCGCCGCCCTGCCCCCCTCCGAGGGCGTCCACACGCCCGAGGGCTTCACCGGCAAGTACCCCGTCCACAGCGCCGACGCCGTGTCCCGGCGCCCGCCGTCCGAGTGGATGATCAAGGGCGTCTTGCCCATGGCCGATCTGGGCGTGATCTTCGGCGCCAGCACCAGCGGCAAGTCCTTTGCCGCCTTCGACATGGCGGCCGCGATCGGCCGGGGCGTCAACTGGCGCGGCAGGCGCGTCAAGAAAGGGCGCGTGATCATCATCGCCGCCGAGGGCGGCGGAGGATATTCCAAGCGCATCGCCGCCTACTGCCAGCACCACGGCGTCAACGCGGCCGATCTGGGCATCGGCATCATCACGGCCGCGCCGAATTTTCTGGAGACTGACGAGGTCAAGGAAGTGGTCGCCTCGATCGTCGGCGCCGGTGGCGCGGATCTGCTGATCGTGGATACGTTCGCGCAGGTGACACCCGGGGCGAATGAGAACGCTGGTGAGGATATGGGCCTCGCCCTGAGCCACGCGCGCGGACTGCGCGAGGCGACGGGCGCCATGTGCCTACTGATCCACCACGCCGGTAAGGACGCGTCCAAGGGGGCGCGCGGATGGTCTGGCATCAAGGCCGCGTGCGACGTCGAGATCGAGATCAGCCGCGACGAGGAGGAGAACACGCGCGAGATGCGACTGAGCAAGTCCAAAGACGGCGAGGACGGCTTGAGGTGGGGCTTCCGGCTTGACGTCGTGACGCTGGGCCTCGACGCCGACGGAGATGAGATCACGTCCTGCGTCGTCAGCGAGGCGGACGTGCAGCCCGCCGCCGTCAAGGAAGGACGCAAGGGCGTCAAGAAGCTCAACAGATACGAGGCGCACATCACGGACATGATGGAGATGGTGGACCCGCGCGTCACCTCCATGTCGATCCGCGAGTTTGAAGACAAGTGCGTCGAGGGTATGCCCAAGCCCGAGGCGGACAAGCGCGACACACGCCGCCAGTTGGTCGCGCGCGCGATGGCCGCAATGGCCAAGGGCCCCGAGGCGGCCCTGACAATGGGGCACGGCCGAGTAACTTTCTGCAGATAGGGGGGTTGCAATCAGGTAATTGCAGGTATATCTAGAGCGGACACCAACTGAGGGACAACCAATGTTTGCACATATCACCAAAACCAAAGCGGGTTACTTTTTGCGGATCACTGATAGCAATCGCCCCGTCGGCGGCGTTCTCTATTATGTACTCGGCAAGCGCGAGGCGCGCGCAGTCGCCGCGCAGCACAACGCCCAAGCGTGGAACTTTTAACATGCAAGACCGCACCTACTACCGGCAGTTGACCGACGACGAACTGATCGAGATCGGACGCGATAGCCAGCATGAGTTGTGCATTGCGCTGGCCGACCGTCTCGAAGACGCGGTTGCTTGGGAAGAGCAACTGGCTGAACAGCGGGAGACGATCAACGACATGAGAATACTGATCACAAGCCTTGAAGACGAGATCAGCGCACTCACGAAGCAGTTTGCAGAGGGACAAATGCAATGACTTACCGCGTAGAAATTACTGCCGCCACTATCAACGAACTGAGCGGCAAGTTGGCCGCGCTGGCGTCGCAGCTCAAGGGTTTGCCCAGCACGTTTGACGTGCTGCGCATTGAGGCCAGCGAGATCAGTCTGCCTGCGCCCGCGCGGGAGCGGGTTGAGGAGCGGGAGCTGACGCAGGCGCCGGTGACCGCCCCCGTCACCTACGACTACGTCAAGGACATCACACCCCTCGTCCTCAAGCTGGTGGACAAGCGCGGCCGCCCCGCCGTCGAAGACGTCTTGAAGAGCTTCGGCGCCAAGCGCGCGAGTTTGCTGGACCCGGCGCAGTACGACGATTTCGTGTCCGCCATCAACGCCGCGATGGAGGGCTGATCGTGTCGCAGCACTCAGTCCTATCGCCCTCAAGCGCGCACCGCTGGATGCGCTGCGGCGGCAGCATCGCCGCCGAGCGCGGCCTGCCCGACAACGGCAGCAAGTACGCCGCAGAGGGCACGGCCGCGCACGAGCTGGCAAGCAAGTGTCTGGAGTTTGACGCCGACGCCAAGACCCTCATCGGCGACACCATCACCGTCGGCGAGTTTGAGTTCACGATCACGCCCGACATGGCGGGACACGTTAACGACTACTGCAAGCTCGTCCGCGAGTACGCCGAAGGCGGCCAGCTTCTGGTCGAGCGGCGCGTGGATTTCAGCGACATCATCGGCGTGCCGGGCAGCACGGGCACGTCCGACGCGATCATCATCCACCCCGGGCGCCTGACCGTCATGGACCTGAAGTACGGGATGGGGGAGCGCGTGGACGCCACGGAGAACGAGCAGCTCCAGATGTATGCTCTGGGCGCCGTGCACGACTACAGCGTCTTGGGCGACTTCGAGGAAATCGTCATGGTCATCCACCAGCCGCGTCTCAACCACGTCAGCGAGTGGTCGATCCCGATCGCCAAGCTGCAGGAGTTTGGGGAGAGCGCGCGTCTGGCGGCCATCGTGGCTCTGGATCACGCGAACCCGCCTCGCGTACCGGGAGACAAACAATGCCGCTGGTGCAAGGCCAAGGCCACCTGCCCGGAACTCAGGTCTGAAGTCGACGACACCGTGGGCGGCATCGCCACCCCGGCCGACTTTGCTGATCTGGCGGTAGCCGCCGAGGATGACGTGTCGCGCGCCATGTCTCGCGTTGAGCTGGTCGAGCATTGGTGCAAGGCGATCCGCGCCGAGGTGGAGCGCCGCCTGTTCGCCGGTGAGCCCGTGTCGGGCTTCAAGCTGGTCGAGGGCAGGCGCGGCAACCGCGCGTGGTCCGACGAGGCGGAGGTCGAGAAGCTGTTTAAGTCCTTCCGCCTCAAGCAAGAGGAGATGTATGATTTTAAGCTCATCTCGCCGACCAAGGCCGAGAAGATCCTGAAGACCAAGAACCCCGGTCGCTGGGAGAAGGTCAACGCACTGACTTCTCGCGGCGACGGCAAACCATCCGTGGCACCCGCCACTGATAGGCGGCCAGCACTGGCCGTCTCAAGCTCTGACGAGGATATCCTCGCCAGATTAACTGCAGACTAGAAGCTGCTAACTGGAGAACTACAAAATGAAAATCCGTATCAAGAATGTTCGTATCGCGTTCCCGTCGCTTGGTGAACCGGAAGCCTATGGTGATGGTGAACCGGCGTATCAGGCCAAGTTCATCATCGTGCCGAAGTCCGAGCAGGCTAAGGCCATCAAGGAGGCCATCGCCGCCGCTGCCAAGGAGCAGTGGAAGGACAAGTCCGCCGACGTAATCAAGTTGTTGACGGAAGATAAGAAGGTTGCCTACGTCGAGGCGCCCTACCGCAACAAGAAGTCCGGCGAGACGTATGCCGGCTTTGAGGGTATGCACTACCTCTCGGCGCGTAACTCAAAGAGCAGGCCCACTATCTACAACAAGGCCAACGTCAAGCTGGAGAGCTCGCGCGACATCGAGAGCCTGATCTACTCCGGCTGTTATGTGCACGCCCTGATAGACCTGTACGCACAAGACAATCAGTGGGGTCGGCGTATCAACTGCGTGTTGCAGGGCGTGATGTTCCACGCCGACGGCGAGAACTTCGGCGGATCCTCCGTGGCCACCGACAGCGCATTCGCCGATCTGGCGCAGACCATTGACGATCTACTCTAATGACTAAAGCAGGCCACAACAGCGTCGACGCCGATCACCTTCTCGCCATCACCGAGCGCATTGAGCGTCTCGAGGCTGACAAGAAGTCAGTCGTCGAAGACATCAAGCACCTCTACATGGAGGCGAAGAGCAACGGCTATGACTGCAAGGCGCTACGCAAGATCGTCGCTTTGCGGGCCATGGACGAAGACAAGCGCAAGGAGGCTCAGGCGATGCTTGACCTGTACGCGCACAATCTTGGCCTAGACTTAGTGTAGCAATGGCCCCGGCGGCTTAACGGCCGTCGGGGTTTCTCTCCCCCGGCGAGGCGCTCGCGTCCTATCCGAAATGGTTGTCCCACCCTTCCCGTAGGGCTGGTCGTGGGCGCCTCACCCGGGGAGAGAATTGGGACAACCGATGACGACCCTGTATCTCGATCTCGAGACGTTCAGCCCCGTGCCGATAACGCACGGCACGCACGCCTACGCCGAGCAGGCGGAGGTGCTGCTGATCGCCGTGGCGATAGACGACGGAGACGTGGCAGTCCTCGGCCCGGAGCTGGACTACCTGCAGGAGATGATCGACGAGGCGTCGACGATCGTCATCCACAACAGCGCCTTTGACCGCACCATTCTGCGCCACCACAACGTCACCATGTCCATGGGCAAGGTGCGCGACACCATGGTGCAGGCGCTGGCGCACGGTCTCCCGGGGTCTCTGGCTACGCTCTGCGACATCCTCGGCGTGCCCGTGGACAAGGCCAAGGACACGCGCGGCAAGAAGCTGATCCAGCTCTTCACCAAGCCCCGCGCCAAGAACGTGAGGCTGCGCCGGGCAGACGCCCAGACGCACCCCGAGGAGTGGGCCGAGTTCGTCGCCTACGCCCGCAGCGACGTGGAGGCCATGCGCGAGGTCTACAAGCGCCTGCCGAGCTGGAACAACATCGCCGCCGAGCGCGGCCTCTGGATCCTTGACCAGCAGATCAATGACCGGGGCGT